CTTAACGGAAGGAATCAAGGGCACTGGTGACACGCCTGAGTGGTACAAGGCTGAGAAATACAAGTCCGTGGCTGACCAAGCCAAGGCATACACAGAATTAGAGAAGAAGTTTGGCGGCTTTACTGGCGCACTCAAAGATGGCTACGCAATGCCGGAGGGAGTGGAGCAAGGCGACGAACTAATGGACGCGCTCAAAGGCTTTGCCGAGAAGACCAACATGAATCAGTCCTCATTCAATGAGGCATGGGAACTGTTGATCGCTCAGGGTGAGGCGGTTGAGGAAGTATCTGCCGAAATGGAGATGCAACGCCTAGGTGACAACGCTACCGACCGCGTGAAGACTGTTGAACAGTTCATGAAGAACAACCTCGATAACGAAACCTATGAGAAGGTGCGTTATGCGGTCAACAGCGCGGAGTCTATCGAACTGGTAGAGGCACTGATCGGCGCTACTGCACCGGCCAAGCTACCTATCGACGGACACATCGAACCCGGTGGTATGACATGGGGCGATATTGAGGTTGAGATGTTCAAGAAAGATGAGAACGGACAGCTATTGAGGTCGGTAGATCGCAACCATGAGGCCAAAATACAGCGGATGATGAAAGAATTTGGCGGTGATAAGCCATATTCGCAGACATTTGGCTAAATTTATTATTGACAAACCGAAAAATGTGGTATCTTACACCCGTCGGATACCCCTTTTGGGCCTGACAGATTTAGGTTAAGGGCTGACCGATCTGTCGGGTACTCAGTTTAAGACCTTAGAGTGAGAGGCAATCACGCCTCGTTAAATTAATTTTGACAACTTTGAGGACTTGTAATGTCAAAGAATCTATCCGCTGTTGCGGTAACCGAGTTTGACAGTATGGTCAAACATGCCTACCAAGGCATGGGCTTGCTGAAGAACGCTGTTACCCTGCGAAACAATGTAGTAGGTGATACCTACAAATTCCGACGTATGGGCAAAGGACTTGCCAACCAGAAGTCTACTTCTGATCTGGTAACGCCAATGGACGTGGGCCACGAGTTCAAGACTGCCACACTGGCAAACTGGAACGCTCCTGAGTACACGGACATCTTTGATGCCGCCGAGGTTAACTTCGATGAGAAGCAAGAACTTGCCTCAACCATCGCTGGTGCCTTGGGTCGCCGTTGTGACCAACTGGTTATCGACGCGATGGACGGCTCTACCCCTCTCACCACTGCTATCCCTGCTGGCGGTACTAACCTGTCAATGGCTAAGGTCATCGACGCACAGGTAGAACTGCGCGATCAGGGTGTACCAAACACTGAGTTGTTTGCAGCTATCGAAGCTGGCGGTCTGGGTGGTTTGTTGAACGATGAGAAAGCTACTTCTGGCGACTACCAAGCTATTAAGGCTTTGGTTGCTGGTGAAGTTAACACGCTTGTGGGCTTCCAGTTCATCATCATCGAGACTCGTACCGAAGGTGGTTTGACTGAAGCGGCTAACGTCGTGGATTCATGGTTCTTCCAACGTCCTGCTGTTGGCCTCGCCATCGGTATCGACATGAAGACCGAAGTGAACTGGATTGCTGAACGTACTGCTTGGTTGACCAACGGTATGCTGAAAGCTGGCTCTGTCGTGCGCGACGAGGGTGGTCTGGTTAAAGTTCAATACGACAAGACTGCTTAAAGGAGGATCTCTCAATGGCTTTTGATTACAGCAAACTTTCCCGTATTGGCGGGATGGGCGATGCACAGAAGGTATACGCATATGCGTCTGCTGACTCTATCGCCACGGTTACTGGCGCGAATTACTTCTTGCCAGCAGTCAACGAGTTGCAAGTCAACGACGTTATCTTCGTAAGTGATAGCGATGCTGCTGCGGTTACTGTCACGTTTGTGAAAAGTAACACCGGAACAGCGATTGACTGTGCATCTGGTACGGCGCTAGGCGACTCCTAGTTTGGGTGGGGGGTTTCGGCCCCCCGCTCTTTTTTTGAGGGAAAGATATGGCGAGTAAGATCGACCTAGTAAGTAACGCGCTGATCCTTATTGGTGATTCGCCTATCAACACGCTAGACGGGAACACTCGTGCCCAGCAGGTTGGGTCTAACCTGTACGACAATATTGTAAAGTTTGAACTAACCAAACATCGGTGGGGTTTCGCTCGTAAGAAAGCGCAGATCTCACTAACAACCGATGTCCCTGCAGATCCCGAATGGCAGTCTATCTATCAGTTGCCAACCGACCTTCTGGTACTTATCAAGTTATACCCCAGCACCGGCTATCAGGTGTATGGCGACAAGGTGTACACGAATGGTAAGTCCGCTCTGTACTGCGACTACATCTATGACGTACCCGAGAGTGAGTGGCCTATCTACTTCTCCAAGATGATCGAGTACGCATTAGCCAAGGACTTCGCTACGAGCGTCAGGGACAGTGCTACGGCGAGGGGAGAGATGGCTGCGGAGTACCTGAATGCGTCCCGTATGGCGCGTTTCACGGACTCTCAGCAGCATCCACAGACGAGGATACAAAGTAACCCGTTCACAAATGTGAGGTACTAATGGCTTTCACCAATGAAACGCTGTCTCATGTTGGTGGGTCTTCTCCAGCGCCAAGGATTTACACCTATTACACTAATGACTCTCAAGCGACTGTCACTTCAGCAAATTATTTCAGCGAAGCGTCTACAAAATTACAAGTTAATGATCTAATTCATATCATAAACACAACGCTTGTTTACACGGTCGTGGTGACGGCTGTCAGTAAAAAGTCTGTGACAATAGCTAGAAGCGGTCTTACTAGCGCGGGATATGCTGTTTACGAAGATTCAAGGGTTACAACGACGACCTTGGCTGCGGATGTGCTCACCATAATCCCCAATGATGCGCTAGGAACAAATACCACTAACGCCTATCTTCCATTGGGCGTGACTAATTTGTGGAATCCAGGGACAAGCTCGTTTGATTTTAGCGAGTTAGCAGTAGGCGATGCTGTTGAAATGAGAATTATTGTCCAGCCTACAACTGCCAGCAATAACACTGAAATAGAATTAGATTTGTTTCTTGGCTCTGGTGGCGCTCAGTATAAAGTACCGTTTATTACTACACAGAATTTCCAATTTGCTGGTCTGTTTGAGGCTACTCGATACACTTCCTTTCCCATAAGGGATGAAGATACGAGAACGTCTCCTGCACAATTTAAAGCGATAGCAGATAAAAATTGCACACTTCAGACCGATGACTTCTTTGTAAAGGTGACGCGCAATGGCTAAGACACGGTTCATACAGTCTAGCTTTGTAAGTGGTGAGCTTAGTCCTCTACTGAAGGGGCGTATTGACCTTGCCCAGTATTATCAGGGCGTACAGACCGCGAAGAACGTGGTTATCGTGCCTCAAGGCGGGATGAAGCGTCGGCCCGGTACCGAGTATGTGCAGACTGTTCTTAACACCCTCACTCGCAATACTACGGTGCCTACGGTTCCCAATGGCGGGACGGCTAGTAACGTCAATGATGACAACGACACCACGACATCTGTTACGACGGTTGGTATATCCACGACAAACCCGTATGTGGTTTGCAAGTTCGACCTAGGATCTGCCAAGGCGATAGAGTTTTTCGACGTTAGGAACGTGTTTCTGTCTGCTGGCACGTCTGACGAATTTAAGATTCAGTATTCAACCGATGATGTGACCTATGTTGACGCGGCTAGTGTCCCGTTACTGGGTATATCGTCGCAGGACTTCCGATTGTTTATAGGCAAGACGGCTAGATACTGGCGACTGGCTAGGGTTGGGGCCACGGATCTCACCACCGCTGTGATTACGGTGGGTACCGTTGCACCGATTGAGCAGACTGCCACGGCATCTAACTTTAAGATGTTGGATTTCAGCGTAGAGGATGCTCGGCACTACCTGTTGGTCGTGACTGAGAACAACATTCGGGTATTCCGCGCACCAAACACCCATGTGGCGGACATTAAAACCACTATCGCGTCCGCTGATGTGCCTGAAGTACGGGCTACACAGGTCGAGAACGTGATGCTGTTGTTCCAAGAAAACACGATCCCGAAGCGATTGATTAACTTGGGCACGGACATTGATTGGTTTATCGACAATGTACCGTTTAGTAACGTGCCTCAGTTCGATTACAACGATGCCTCTAGCCCCACACCCGTTAGTGATGTGCAGGTTATGACTCTGACGGCCTTTGTTGCCGGTGATAAATTCCAGATCGACATAGAGGGTGTAACGTCTAAGAACATCACGTTTGCCGGTGACGCTACAGCAGACCAGCAAGCATCCACGGTGTTCAACATCCAGCGCAATATCCAAGAAATGCCGGTAATGGGTGAGACGGGCGTTAGTGTTGCTCGCACTGGCTCCAACCAATACACCATTACGGTGGGTGGGGAGTCAGCAAAAGACTTTGAGTTGTACTCGGCCTTTGCTTCTACCGGCACCGCCAGCAAGACTATCGCCTTTACGAAGACAACAAACGGTTCTCCGCGCAAGGAAGACATTTGGTCGGCTACCCGAGGTTACCCCAAGACAGCATGTTTCTATGAAGGGCGGTTGGTTCTTGGCGGTACCCGGTCTAAGCCACAGTCTTTGTTCTTCTCCAAGTCTGGGTCGTTCTTCGACTTCGATATTGATGACGGTGATGACGATGAGGCCATCTTTGTAACCATCTCGTCTCGTAAACTAAACGACATTGTGGACGTGTTCCCCGGTCGTAACTTGCAGATATTCACATCTGGCGCTGAGTTTGCGGTTACTAGCAGTCCTGTTACGCCATCAAACGCGCAGGTCAAACCACAAACGTCCCACGGTGCGCTGAACGTAGAGACGCAGGACGTAGACGGCTCCACTATCTTTGTAGATCGTAACGGTAAGTCCATTAGGGACTTCGTGTTCTCGTTCAATGAGGACGCATACGTTACACAGGATCTATCTGTACTCGCCTCTCACCTAATTACACAGCCTGTAGACATGGCTCTGTTGAGTGGTACGCAGAGCGACGATGCTAACTGGGTGTTCTTTGTAAACAATGACGGCAAAGGCGTGATCCTTAACACCCTCCGCGCTCAGGACATTACTGGGTTTACCCGATGGGAGAACACCGGCAGCATCAAGGGCGTGTGTGTTGTAGACGAAGACCTGTATCTCATCACTGAGCGAACCGTTAACAGCGCGACTGTTAAGTTCTTGGAGCGTTGGAACTTCGATTACAAGATGGACGCATCAACCAAGATAGCCCCTACAAGCTCCCAGACTGTCCTTACAGGGCTGGATTATTTAGAGGGCCAGACGGTACAGATCGTTGCTGACGGCGTTGTACTGGAGCCTAGGGCGGTCTCAAGCGGGTCTATAACCCTAGAGTCCAGTGAAACTGGCTATACCAGCGTTGAAGTGGGTCTAAACTTCCCAATCGAACTGAAGCCGATGCCGTTGAACACGAATGTCGGTAGCGGTCAGAACCAGATGCGTTTGAAGCGTGTGGTAAGAATTAACAGCCGTGTATTTGAGTCTTCTGGTGTGTACGTTAACGGTAATGCGGTGCCGATCAGGGCATTCGGGCCTGCACCAGACACCCCATTGGATAACCCGCCAGACGTGTTAACGGGTATCATTGACGATATATACGGTACAGATGGATGGACGAGAGAGGAGGTGCCGGTGTTTACGGTTCCTGACCCCACCCCCTTCCATATACAGATGATTGAGTTTGAAGTGGAGAGCAGCTAATGCCAGATCCGTTCACTATAATAGCGGCTGTTACAACGGCTGTGTCCGGTATTACATCAGCGGCAGCGGCTCGTTCTGCTGGGAAGGCGCAAGAAGATGAGTTGCAACGCCAAGCCGAGCAAGAGCGTATTGCGGCAGAAGGGCGTGAGCTACAGCGCCGTGAAGAACTGAACAAAGCATTAGCCGCAAGACAGATGGCCTTGGCTACGTCTGGACTTGCTGGCGAGGGTACGCCTCAAAGTATTGCCCTCTCCGCCGCTGAAAAGATTAGCTTGGGTGAAGGAATGGAAACCCTGAGCAGCCAACTAAAACAAGCACAGCTTAAACGTGCTGGTAAAAATGCGCGGATAACAGGCAACATACAAGCAGCGTCTACGCTATTAGACAGCGGCGCAAAAACGGCTGGACTTATGAGCAGCCCTTCGCCGTCGCCTAAAGCGAAGCCTACGGGATACTTGCAGTTGAAACCGGGTGGTGGTTAATGGCTAAAGAAATAAACTATTACGGCCAACTGCGCCCTACAGGGGTGGATAACTCTGCCGCCAGACGGCTGCAAGCGATAGCTGGTCTAGCCGATCAGGTACAGGACATTGCTTATCAAGCCGGTGCTAAAAGAGCGCAGCGTGA